CTTAAGAAGAAGAAACACCTAGAATACGCGACGAATAAGAACCACAGGCCAGACTATAAGGCATGTGATGACCTGAGTTGAGCTACATCCCTCAGACTTCCCTTGATGAATGATGCTCCTCAGGTCAAGAGACTACTATAGACTACTATAGACTACTAAGAACATCCTCTACCTGACAAACAATAAAGAACTATAGACAACTAAAGACAGGGACTAGGACGACTATAGATAACTATAGACTACTATAGTAACCCTAGTCTGATTGTCTCTCTATTGATTGTCATAGATGAGGATGGTGGTTGATGTCTTTAGATGTCTATAGACTGTCTGGGGTTTACTGGAACGCATAAGTAGCAGTGGTTGTCATTGGTTGTCTTGGGTTAACTAAGGATGACTAAAGATGTCCCAATGTTTGCTTAAAAGCATATATGGCACAACCAGATAAATTTCTCAGGCTAATGTCTAATGTCATGGGATTGTCTTTAGCATTTACTACCAGTAACCGAGGGATACATTATCCTTCACCTGTGCTTATCCATAGAAAACAACAGGTTACACAAGATACACCCTAGATTTTTATAGGTTCACAGGATTTCAGACCCCCCGTACACTTAAAATAACATCAATTTCAAAAAGAAGGCTAAAGGTTGTTCTTGTTGTTGTTGTTGTTCGGCCTTCGAAACAAGAGCCATCCCCAGAAACACAACAGAGGAACCCCAGATATGGCACTCGAAACAGGAACTTACGTCAACAGCCTCAACGCCTCAAACCCAGCCTCAACGGACGGCTTGGCGCAAGCTGATGACCACTTACGATTAATCAAGAGCACCCTTCTTTCCACGTTACCCAACGTCACTGGAGCAATCACATCGTCACACACGGAACTTAATGCCCTCACTGGTGTCACAGCGTCACCAGCGGAGATCAATAAGTTAGACGGATTGACTGCATCCACAGCACAGTTGAATACCCTAGCATCAGGTGGCGGCATTATACCTTCTGGTGGTATCATTATGTGGTCTGGGGCAGTCTCAGCGATACCTACTGGATGGTTCTTATGTAATGGTTCCAACAGTACCCCAGACCTTCGTAATCGATTTGTGGTGGGTGCTGGTTCATCCTATGCAGTCAATGCCACTGGTGGTTCTGATAGTGTCTCACTGTCTACAGCCAACCTACCCGCACACAGCCACAGCTTTAGTGGCAGTACAAACAATACAGGAGCACATACCCATTACACTGTTCGCAATGCGATTACTGATAGTTTATCCCAGTATGGCATAACTGTGTCTACATCAAAAACGATTGCAGGAACTGGTGGTGCTGGGCATGAGAGATACTTTTTAAATGGCCATTCAAGTACAGCCAATGTAGCCCCAACTAGCAGTGCTGGAAACCATAGTCACAGCTTTAGTGGTACTACAGGCAACACTGGTAGCGGAAGTTCACACGAAAACAGACCGCCATACTATGCTTTAGCATACATAATGAAATCATAATGGAGTAGTAGCCCACATGACAAACCTCCCTATCCGTGGGCTTGGGTCTGTTGGTGTCATTACAGACATCGACCCATACAGCCTACCCATCAATGCCTATACACGCGCCAAGAATGTACGCTTTAATGAGGCCAAAGTAACTAGAGCACCCATCTACAGAAGCATCTCAGGCAACCTATCGTTTAATCCTAAGTTCATCTATGGTATAGATGCCCTCACGGGTTTTGACACAGTGGTGGTGGTAGATGATACTTTTGACATCTATGAGATGTCCAATGGTGTCTTATCACAGAAGTTCAACAGTTCATTGTCTGCATCGTCTATCACACCTGTGACAGCTACGATCCTTGCAGACGTACAGTATATCAATAGAGCAAACACAGTGCCAGTACATAGAGTACCCAGCGCAACTAATTTTACTGCATTGCCTAACTGGCCTTCTGGTGTAACCACGACAGCTATACGTTCCTATGGTGACTTCTTACTTGCACTAGGCACTATAGAGGGGGGCGTAGACTTCCCTAACAGGGTTCGCTTTAGTGACCCAGTTCTAGCTAACCAAGTCCCTAGTACATGGGATGCCTCAGACTTGACTAACAGCGCTGGTTTTAATGACCTAGTACAAATGAAAACCCCCATAGTTGATGGGGCTACTCTAGGCTCCAACTTCCTTGTCTATTCACAAGACCAAGTGTGGATGATGGAGTTCGTAGGCGGGGCGTTCATCTTTAACTTTAGGAAACTCTTTGACGATGCTGGAGTTATCAACCAGAACTGCATCCAAGAGATTGAGGGTAGACACTACGTTTTTGACAGGGATGACATCTATGTAACTGATGGCAACACACGGCAATCTATATGTGATGGACGTGTCCGAGACTACATCTTTAACGGCCTAGATAACTCTAAGACTGACCAATGCTTTGTCTTGCATAACTCAATGCTCGAAGAGGTATACTTCTGTTACCACAGTGGCGATGATATGGCTGTGTACGCAGATGGTGACGCATGTAACCGAGCCGCTGTCTACAACTACAAAGAAGACATATGGTCATTCTATGATTTACCTAACGTGGTCGCTGGTGCTGAAGCCAACGTAAACACAGCGTCAACCTACGCAGACGCTACGACTACCTACGACAACGTGGGTGGCTCATACCACTCTCAAGAAAGCCCATACCAAAGACATCCACTTGTTCTAGCTAAAGCTGGGGGTGGGGTAGCTAACAGCAAGGTCTATGGTATCGACTTGATAGAGAAAGGCAGTCTATCGCAAGCTATAGACACGGCAGTATCTAAGCCCTTCTTCATAGAACGTGTTGGCCTTGACCTTGATGAACAAGGCATACCACTGACAGGCTACAAGGTTATCTCAAGACTAGCACCACAGGTATCTACTGACAGTTCTAATGGTCAGTTTGAGTTTACCTTTGGAGCCGCAGATACCCCCCATGCCACTCCTAACTACGGCAATGCAGTGACCTTCAATGCTCTTACTGACTACAAAGTAGATGCCCGTATGTCTGGTAGATACCTGTCGTACAAGTTGGAAACTACAGCCGACAAGGACTTCAACTTCACAGGTATGGATGTTGAAATCACTGTCACTGGTCGGAGGTAACTTATGGCTATCTCAGATAAAATTAATATGCTGGTGTCTGCCTATGTTAGACGCCAAGCACCAACACTTACTCCTGAGTTCCTCCCCAACTACTTACAGGAAGAACTAAGAGAAATAGAAGCGTCTATTAAATCACTAGCAGACGCAAGTATCCAAGTTACCGACAGAGAGCCTACCAACCCAAGAAAGGGCATGGTTCGTTATGCCGTATCACCTTGGGAACCATTAGGATCAGGCGTATCTAAACTTGTTGTCTACAATGGCACAGCTTGGGTTGCTGTATAAAATAAAAGGAATATTATATGTGGGGCGCAATTATAGGTGCTGGAGCCAGTTTACTTGGCTCAAAGATGCAATCAAAAGCACAAGATAAAGCAAACGCGGCTAACATGGCTTCGTTTAACCAATACAAACCATACGTGGATGCCAACTTACAAGGCTCAGAAGGCGCACTTAGCGGTGTCTTAAACACTGGAGCCTACCAAGGCCAAACATACGCCGCACCTAACCAGTTCCAGACAGGCACTGCTAATACTATGGGCGGCTATGGTACTAACATGATGAACAGTGGTAACGCCATGATGGGCAACACGGCTGGTTTTGGCAACAACGCCAACGCATTGTACGGACAGTACCAAGGCATGTCAGAAGCGGCACAGCAAGACAGACTTGGTAATGCTATGAACTACGCATCAGCAAACTCAGGCTCTCTATTAGATGCCGCAATGCGTGATGATCGTCGTAATCTACAAGAGAACACTTTGACTGGCATAGACATGGCGGCCTCTGGTTCTGGCAACATGAACTCCAGTCGCGCTGGTGTAGCGGAAGCAGTAGCCAACCGAGCATATGACGACAGACGTGCTGATGTAGCTACAAACATCCAGAATAGTCTTATAGATCGTAGTCTAAACCAACAGGCACAACAGTTCCGTGACCAAGGTTCTGCATTACAAGGTGCTGGACAAGCAAACCAAAGCATCCAAAGTGCCTATGGTGTAGGTCTGGACACACTTGGACAAGGTGCTAACTTTGGCATGAACGCTGGTAACGCCTTACAAGGCTTCGATCAGGCACAGCTAAACGACCAAAGACAACGATTTGAAGACCAGCGTGACTTTGAACTAGACCAGCGTAAAGGCTACCAATCAGGTATCTTAGGTAAGGCTCCACAAACTTCAAATGTGACCCAAGCTAACATGAACAATCCGTATGCCGCCGCACTTGGTGGTGGTATGGCTGGCTTTGGTTTCCAGCAAGAATATTTTCCACAGCAACCACAGCAAACTTCATTCTATAGACCAACTGTGGGTGCAACAGCTAACCCACACATGAGATAAAGGAGGTTTCTAATGTCACGCGCTATATTGCTAAATAAACGTAGAAAAAAGAAGA